GGTTGGGATCGTCGGGGGTCTCGCCGGTGTGCGGCGTGACGTTGTTGCCATTGTCGAGGCCGGGATCGCCGACCACGTGGGGATTGCTGCTGTTGTCCGCGCCCAGGAAGCAGACGACGAAGATGTCGCCGACCTGCACGCCCGCCGCGACCGGATCGCGGTCCAGCGTGTACGTGCCCGTCGCCGGATCGAATGCCATGATGTTGAAGTGCGCGAACGGGGCGATGCCGTCGCCGAGCTGGCGACCGATGATGGCGAGCACGCGGCCCGCCCAGTTGTCGGTGCCCGCCAGGTCAATCGTTGCGTGGCTCTCGATAGTGGGCGGCGTGCTGGTCACGATATCCACGGCTGCGCCGAGCACGCCGCCATGGATCAGCACCTGGGCGCGCAGGCGCAGGATGCGCAGGTCGAAATCGGGGACGCCGAAAGTCTGCCGCTGCACCGGCCCGGTGAAGGTGATGGAGCCCGGCAGGCCGAGCGCCGCCTGCTGGCCACAGATCAGATCCTCAACGGTGTTGGCGAACAGCACCCAGGCATTCAGGCCGGTGACCGGCGGCCACTTGATGGTGCTGACCGTGAGCGAATTCGTATCCGTGCCGACCGGCACCTGAAGCACCAGGATCTCCGACGGCGGGCTGTATTGCTTCACGACGGTGGGTGTCACGGTCGTATCCACGATGGCCGCGCAAATCTGCACGAAGAGCGTGGCGCCGCCGGGAATGCTACCGCCCGTGGTCGACCACGCGACGTTGCCCTTCTTGACATCGGGCGCGCCGCAATTGGGGACGAACTGGTTGACCGGCAGGCATCCGGCGAGCACGGCGCTGGTGAGGAGCACACCGTCTCCCTGATACTGGAACGTCTGCTGCAGATTGAAGGTGAACTCGCTTGGGTAGAGCGCGTCCGCCGGATCGGCCTGGACCTGATACGGGGCCCACTGGCCCAGCGGCTCGGGATAGAACATGACCGGCAGCGGGCGCGGGCCGACGCCTTGCGGCTGCGGGCCGACTTCGAGGTCGTACATCGAATCCACGCAGGAGTCGGCCATGATGCTGACACTCCAATCGGAGTGCAGCATCCACTTCTGGATGCGGAAGGGCCATGTGTTCGCTTCGAAGGGGCCGTTACTGCCGGGTCGGCTGCCCGGCGCAGCGCCAGGATACGTGGGCAGGTCAGGATGCTTGATGTCAATGACCTGTCCGATCTCGTTGTTGAGCGCCAGCAGCGTGCTCTTGAAGCTCACGCGCTTGTGGTTGTCCCACTCGATGTAGGGATCTGAGAGGTCGGTGCGGAGAATGCCGCCGATCTCTTCGCGCGTGCGCGTCACGGCGATGCGCAGGCCTTGCGAGAGCGTGGAGCATCCCACGGAGCGCATGCTGGAGGTCAGCGGCGTACCGGCGCGGCCATAGTAGAGCGCATGGTCCTTGTCCTGGTATTCGGCGAGGTCCTGCTGGTATTGGAGCTCGACGTTGGCGAAGGTGATCTTCAGATATTCGAAGGCTGCGGGGATCGGCGTGATGGAGAGCGACTGGTACAGCATCGACCCGACGGTGAACGAATCAGTGGGCACCGCGCTGTAGCGGATACCCAGTTTCAGCTTGCCGAACTCGAAGCAGTAATAGCCCAGCGCGCAGTTGAGAATCTCCATCATCCAATCGCGGAATGGCTTGAACTCGGCGAGCGTACCCTGGAACATGAACTGCGGCTCTTTGCCCGCCGGATTGATGATGGAGATATAGCCCGCTGTCTGGGCCTGCGCCAGCGATAGCATGTGCACGCCGTCGCTGGCCAGATAGGTGAAGGTGCCGTTGTGGACATCCAGATTGAAGAATGCCAGGGCTTGGCCTGCGGGCGTCACTTGGTAGTTCGGAATTGCGGTGCCGACGACGGGATCGACCCACAGGTTGGCGATGTCCGCGCATCCCATGCTGCTCGTATTCGTGATCGAGTCGGGCACCAGATACGAGAGCTGCGTGGCCGCATCGGCATGCTGGATGCCGAGCGCCCGAAAATAGGTATTGGCCGCCACCCAGAAGGGATTGACCAGACCGGGAACGAGCGAGCGAGCGCCGCTCGTGTCGAAGACGCTGCCCGTCAACCCCAGCCGGATCGGGCACTGCATGTTGTGCGATTCGGCGGTCGTGGGAGCAAGGCCGGTCCCGGCGCTTTTGAGGTAGCGCACCTCGCAGAGCGCGGTGCCTGCCGCGTAGGGAATGATGGTATTCGCGTGGCCGCTAACGTTGCTGAAATTGGGGTCGTGCTCCTCCCAGTGCTGCGGCGTGCCCTGGCCTAGCGAGAATGCATCGATGCCGTCTGTCGGTGCGGTGCCCAGGTGTGCCGGGTCGTTGCCGACGGACTGCCGGAGCCCGAGAGTCGGCTGGTAGCCCGTGATGTTGAGCTGCCCGTCCACCTTGAAGCCTTGCGGGAAGAAGCCGTCCGCAGTGGGCGCGACCACGAACTTGTACCCGTCGCTATTGGTCTGCACGCTCATGCCTTCGAAAGCGCCGATGGGCCCCGCGCCGACGATGCCGAGCAGATCCATGTAGGTGGACTCATCGCGGACGGCGGCGATCTGGCAATTCGCCCAGAAGGCGCGCTGTGGCGAGCCCAGGTAATTGCACCAGATCTCGGGCAGGGGCTGGCCCCAGATGCTGTCCGACAGGATCGAGGTCGAGGTCACGGTCGAGCGGAAGAAGCCGCCGATGATGCCGGTGCCGTTGTCTTTGATCACCACGCTCTGCGGCTGTTCGGGATGGCCGCCGAAGAACTGCGACATGCCGTGCGAGAGGCAGCCGTTCGGTGAGTTGAAGAAATAGTCGCAGGATGTCGCATTGCCGCCGCTACCCGCTGTCGACCAGGGGCAGGGCCGGTAACCGGACACGACGTCCGTGTTGAACGGCTTCCAGCACTGCCGCGAGATCGTGCGCGGTGGGTAGGACTGGGTGATGGGATAGAGTCCGTCAGAGCATTGCACGCTGAACTGCGGCGAGCCGTCGACCTGCCAGGACAGGATCACGCCCTTCCAGAGTTGGAGCAGGATGCCGGTGCCGACGTGGAAGAAGCTCATGTCGATCTGCGCGTACTCGAGCGAGCAATCGTTGACGAGCTTTGACATCGCCCTGTCCGCGTTGCCGAACACGAAGCGCACGTTGTCGGCGCGACCATCGAGGGACTGCGACATGATGACGTCGCTAGTGCCGGGCACGCCCACGCCGAGCAGGCGAGGCAGGAAAGTGCAAGGGCCGGGTGCGCCAGGAAGGCCGCTGATATTAACGCGCCGGTCGGACAGGTAGATCTCAGGCACGGCAGCGTTGCGCACCTTGATGTGGATCAGCGGGATGATGACCTGGACCTCGCTCGCGAGCGCATCGGCCAGGGCCGCTGATGGAAAGCGGCTGCAGACCGCAGTGACGTTCCCGGTATATGCGTCGGCTGGATCGATGATCTCCGCGAAGGTCAGGCCGGTCTGCGCGCGGTTGACCAGATCCGTGATGGAGATCGGCGGCGTGTCGAAGACCACCTCGACATTGGTGAACGTAGAGCGGTCGGTGTTGGGCGCGGGGTAGATGAAGGAAGCGTACGAACCCTGCACCTCGTCGTAGAAGTCGAGCAGGTACTGACGGTCTCGATAGGTCAGGCTCGACTTCACGAACTGAAAACGGCGCGCGCCACTGCCGACGCCGTACCGCTGAATCCCCATCGTGGCCAGCTCGCCGAAGCGGTGCTCCACCACCTTCCAGTCTTGCGTGACGCCATAACCGTACTCAGACGTAAGCCGGAACGTGGCGCCCGACCTGACCGGAGTTGGAACCTGAATGCGACCGATCTGGTCTGCCATTCACGCAACCTCCACGAGCGTGAGATTCGGGATTACGTGACGACCCAGCTCGGTGCGCTGTGCCCAATCGCCGCGAAAGAAGCAGATCACGCGGCCCTGCGTGTTGTCGCCGGTCGGGTCGAAGTTGGAGCCGATCTTCTGGCCGGGCAGGACGCCGAACGGATCATAGAAATAGAACGGATTGAGGCCGCCGCCGGCGCGAGTCTCCCAGAAATCGTGCAGCGTCGTGAGCTGCGCCGTGGTCAGGCGTTTCGCCAGGATCCAGGTCCGCAGCGCGCGCGGCGGGTTCACGAAATCCTGAATCAGCGATCTCTCGAAGGCGCCGTCGTTATAGGCGATGGAGAGCAACGGATAAATAGCGGTCATCACAAACGACAGACACAACGACTGCGGCAACACAGTGCCGGGCGCGACCGCCGCTGGTGTGAGGTTAGAAGGCATCGTCAGCTCGCAATCGATCCTGGCTCAGCCATCATGAGCGCCTGCGGCACGCGCCCGGCAGAGCCATACATGGCCTGCGCGTACTGCGTTTGCACGACGTCTGGCGTCACCACCTGCCCCGTCATAAATTTCGCGGCATCCTGGCCGCCGATATTCAGCGAGAGCTGCATGCCGCCGCCTGGCGCGCCCAGAGTCTGTGTTGGGACGCCGCCATAGACCGGCAATGACGAACTCTGCGAGTAAGCCTGCCCATACTGATAGGTCGCCTGCTGCTGGAGTCTGCCTCCGCTTTCAACCAGGGAGGCTCCGTGCGCTTCGTTCGCGGACTGCGCGAAGACACTCCCCTGGCCCGTTCCGGCAGCGTAGAGCCCGAGCATATGACGCACCTCGGGCGACCGCACCGCGATGGAGACACGGCTCCCGTAGGATTGATTGGCGATGGCGACGATCTGGTCGGCAGTCGTGTTGTTGATGCTGATGTGATAGACCGAATGCACCAGCCGCTTGGCTTCGTTGCGCGGCGATTCCACGCCCGCGATCATCTCGCCCAGGCCGATGCCGAGCCCCGCAGCCGCGCCGATGGCCGCGCCCAGCGGACCACCCATCGCGAACCCGACACCTGCCCCGCCGAACATGCCCTCGAAGACGCCGCCCACGGTGCCGCGACTCTCTCCGAGGAGGCCGGCTTGCGCCAGCATCATTCCGCCGGTCATGGCTCCGGCCTTGGCCAGGGGCGATCCCGCGAGGCCTTTCAAGGCGCCGCCGATGCCCTGGCCTGCCGCCGCCCGCGCCATGGATTCCGCGCCTGGAGTCTCGCCGAAGACAGCGGGTTTGGAGAGGCCGAGCATCTGCTTCCAGCCTGTTGCCAAATTGCGCACCAGCCCCGTCATCGAACCCAGGTTGAAGTCGCGACCGCCGGTGGCCGTTCCGCCGAAGCCAGGGACACCGAAACCGCCGCCCATGGCCGCCGCCGTCCCGGCGTTGGCGCCGCCGAAGTCAGGGAGGCCGATGGGGCCGGGTGCGAAGCCTGGAGTCCCGCCGGGCCCGAAGCCACCGAACGTTCCGCCCATAGGCGAATAGCCGCCGACACCAGGGCCGAACGACATGGTGGGGACAGAAAAGGGTAAGCCACCGCCCATCGGCGAGTAACCACCACCCATAGGCGAGTAACCACCACCGACCGTTCCGCCGCCGCTAAAGCCGCCCGCAGAGTAGAGCGTTGTGCCTATGCCGCCGCCACGGTGGTCGTTGACTATGGTGACCGGCACGGATTTATCTGGCAACAGCGTGAGGTCGTTGAGATGGCGTCCTCCGCCGAACATCTCGCCGAGAGCGCCCGCGATCCCGCCCGTGCCTCCCGCGCCGTAGATGAGCGGATGCAGTGCCGTCGCGGTCATCTCGCTCAGACCGCTGACGATGGGATGCAGCGCGGCCTCCTGCACCGTCTGGCGCAGTTGCGAGCCGAACTGCCTGGGGTTCGTGAACAGTGTGTGATAGAGCGGCTCGATCTTGCCCTTCAGGGTGTCGAGCTGCTGCTGCTGCATCTGCGCCAGTTTGAACTGGGCCTCTTCGCGCGCCGCCTCGTCTTCGCGATGCAATTTGTGGAGAGCGATGGCGGCGTCCTCTTCGGCCTTATAACCCGTCTCATGCAGGGCAATGCGCTGCATTTCCAGATCGTAAAGCTGCTGCGATTCGGTCACGGCGATCCGGTAGGATTCAACGATGCCCGCCGCCGGGTTGTCGCCCTTGAAGCGCAGCTCCGCCCGTTTCCGTGCAAGATCCGCGTCGTGCTTGATCGATTCTTCCTGGTCGGCGAGCTGGATCTTCGACATCGTCTCCACATGCTGACGCGCCAGATCGCGCTCCTTCTCATCGAGGACGTGCATCTCCTTCTTCTTGGCCATTTCGGCCTCGATCTGACCAGTTGCCAGCTTGCCGGTCGTGGCGACGATATCGCGGTGTTGCTGTGCCAGAGAGACCGTATCGCGCGCATCGATCTCGCGCGCCTTGATCAGCTTGTATTCTTCTTGGAAGGTCTCCATCGCAATGCGCATGCGCTGCTGTTGCTGTTCGTTGATATCGCGCTCTACGTCGGCGCGCGTGACGCCGTCCTGGCCGAGTTGGCGGATGTTCACCGGGATGACGCCACCCTGCCGCGCGCGGCCCATCTCCCGCTCGATGGTCTGCTGCGTCTCCAGCATCTGCCGGTCCAGCTTGTTCTGGCGCTCTGTCGTCTCGAAATTGATCAGCGGCTGATAGATCTGCCTGAAACGGCCCGCTGCCGGAGTACCGGGTACGCCGCGCATTTCGAGGTGTTTGCGTAGTTCGGCCTGCGCCGGAAGTTCAAACGGAGATTGCAGCCTTTCGCGGACGCTCTCCTGCGCATGGCGTAGCGCTTCGGCAATATTCTTCCGATCTGTTTCAGCCTGCTTCAGGGCGTCTACAATTCGCTTCTGCTTCACATATTCTTCGGTCGCTTTTTTGACTTCCTCGACTGGAATCAACCCCATCCTGCCCGAGGCGCGAGTCTCGTCGTATGTCTTCTTCAGGTCCTGCAGCTTTCCCTCAGCCGTCTCCAGGTTGTTATTGGTCCCCCTCAGATACTCGATGCTTTGCTGGTATACCAGCGGCGGGCGGTTAGCCCGGTCAGATTCGAGCTGTCGCTCCTGCAAGCGATGCAGTGCTTGTGGCCCGTGCTCTGCGAATCTCTTCTCGAAATACTGCCTCCCCTGCTCGCCCAACATCCCCCATCCTACGGGC